TTAATATATAAACAATTATATTTTTATATAATTACATAAAATGAATAATAATACGTTTATTTATAATGTTAAAAAGATTAATAACTTATCAAATAATTTTAATAAATATCATAGAGATAATGTAAATGTATTTATACATTTAATTACTACACCCTTATCAATATTGGAAATAACATCTATAATTAATAAAATTACAGGTCATACAATAATAGCAAAAATACTATGTATATTTTATTGTATATCATTAATTTATAAGGATTTACCATTTAATGTAATATGTATAACATCTTATATATTGGCTAATATTATTATATTTTCTCAAAAAATTAAAATGAAATATTTATATAATATTATTATATTTATTATTGGATATTTAATACAAGACTTATCACATTATATAACTGGTGAACAAACATATCAAAGTAGTTATGTAAATAATTATGAATATAATGAATTATTATTCGAACATACCTATTATCTATTACCTTTAATTATTATAAGTGCTATTAAATCTAAAATAATATATAAAAAATATCCAATTTATAAAATTATATGCATAACCCCATTAATTAAAGTATTCATAACTGATTATTTAGTTAAAAAAGAGTATATAGAATATCCATGGCAATTTAATAAATATAAAGTAATAAAAAAAAGAGATTATAGTAATTTATATTATATATTAACATTATTTACAATTAGTTATTATACTGATTATAAAATTTTTTTAATAGGTACATCATTTGTTCATTATATTAGATACATATTAACATATTATTATAGAGATAATGTTGATTATATTAAATTTAAAAATGATGTTATTTTTTATAAAATGATATCAATGTTTCAATTATATTCTTTATATTTATTATCATTCCAAAATACTAATGATATATATAATAATATAATTGGTATATTATTTATAATAATTGGAAATTCATTATCATTTTATTCTTCATATTTATTAGGTGTTGATGGATGTTATTTTGGTATAGAATTAGGATACGTTAATAAAAAAAAAAATTATATTAGCAAATTTCCATACGGATATATACCACATCCTATGATATTATCTCAATGTTTTGCATTATATGGGATGAATAAAAATACTATATTTTATTATAATTGGTCTTATTTAGTATATACACATATGTTATTCTATATTATACATATAATTCAAGAGCATTTTGACATATATAATATATTAAAACTACCAATGATATAAATTAAAATTTCATGTGTATTCACTTATTGGAAATTTATTTATAAAATCATCTCGTTCATCTAATGTTAATGCTCCTAATAAAATATTTATACGACTATTTGCAGTTATTGTATTTCCATTCATTAATTTTGTAACTATTAATTTATTTAATTTCATTTTATTTTTAATAGATAATATTCTTTCTAATTTTTCTATATTTGTTTCTGTTATAGCATATAATGTACTTACATCATCATTAAAATATCTTAATAAATCATTTTCAATAGCATAATATATATAAAACTCATTATCTATATTATAATCATAATCATTTTTTTCATAATTTTCAAATATACATATTTTTGATATTTTATAATTTGTTATATCTTCTAATAAATTTTTATTTTGAGGATTTCTTACTTTACTCAAAATTATATTTTGTAAATCTTGATACAATTCGTCATAATATTTAAAACATTTATTTAAATCCATCTTTTTTAAAAGTATATATTGATTAATATTTAGGTGATTTTTTTTAAATATTCTTCTTCATCTACCCAACCCATATTATTATATTCTATCCAACATTTTTTATATAAATTATAATCATTGAATAAAAAACATCCGTAATCACCTTTTTGATTTGTCATTAAAAAATATTTTAGACCCATTATTATATATTTAAATGTAAATTTTTTTTATATTATATATATTTATTTATTATCATATACTTTTGCTTTAATTGGTGTTTTACATATAATATCTCCACAATGATCTCGGTTTTGATATATTGAATTAATTGCTGTTTTTTCGTCATTACAATTTTTAATATTCCATCTACCCAACATCGGTGGTTTATCGTATATTTTATTTTTAATAATATTAATAATTTTTAAAAAATATCTCATTTATATATATATATAAAATATTCTTAAATATTATTTTAAAAAATGATTAACATCGTTGTAAATATTAAATATTAATATAATGAATAATTGTTTTGAATTATTAGAAGAAAGTTTAATAGAAAATATAATTGCTATATCTTTCTTTTATTTATATTTTTAATAATATTTTATATAAGAATTTAAAATATATTTAATAATATAGATAATAATATGAGCAAAAAAAATACAAAAGGTGGTAAAGTTGATAATAACGGTGGGGCTATTCAACAGATGACAGATAGTGAAAAAAAGAAAAAGAAAGCAGAACAAAAAGCGAAGGCTAATCCAAAGCTTGCTGAGGCAAAGAAAGAGAAGAACGACGCGTGTCGCGACAGACGCGCTGAAGCTGGTAGTGTGAAATCTTTTAGTTAATTTTTTTCTTTAAAAAAGTGAGTACATAATTCTTTAAAACTCATGATATTCTTAAAGTTTATAAAAGTCATAGAAAAATAAAATTATGTACTCTCTTCCTTAATAATTTTAGATCTATTCGATTCTTTTCTACCATTCTCTATATTCTTTATTCTATTTAATAGATCTTGTAAAGGTATAACCTTTTCATAACCTTTCGATATGTGATATTTTTCTTCTATGTATTGATTATCATTCATACCTATATATTCCCAAAAAGATTTACCTGATACATTCTTGCTTGCATCTACATCTATATATATATTTTCAGTATCGTATAGTAATAAATTATTACCACTATCATCATTAAATTTAAATAAATATTTTTGGTTTAGCCTTTGTTTTTTCGTACTTTTTCTTTGTTGACTATTGTTTTCAAATTCTACAATATTTCCAATAATAAAATTTTTAAATGCTACTAAAAGGTTTATTGAATGACCTTGACCTTGAAGTTCATAATTTACATATATCGATAAGCTATATGGTCGTTTACTACAATCTAACGTAAAATGCCCCTTCTCCTCCACGTCGTTTTCCATCATATATGCTTTAATTATTTTTCTACTGCCAGCCGATGATACATAATAATTTGATCCATATGTATATACTCCATTTCCTCCACAGCGTTTTCCATTCTGAATTCTCGGACGACGTTGCAACAAATTAGTTTTATTAGTTTTATTAGTTTTATTAGTTTTATTAGTTTTATTAGTTTTATTAGTTTTATTAGTTTTATTAGTTTTATTTTTTTTTAATAACAGTATTTTTTTTCTTTTTTTTTTATAATTATTAAGTGAAATCATACAAGTTTTTTTACCATTTTTAGTATTAATCTTATTTTTACAATATAATTTATTTGATTTTTCCTTTTTATAAATTTTAATATTTTTGTCAATAATTAAACGTACGTATATAAATTTATATTTCGTCATAATCTATTTTACTACAACTTTTAAGTTAATTAATTTTTATAATTAAATAACGTAAGGAGTAAAATATAAATAAACTATTATTAAATACTTAGAAAATACAAACTTAAACTCAATTGATATTAATTTTGTAATTATTTATATTTTATGATAATCAATATATTCTATATAACCATGTGGTTTACATATCATAATTTCATCGTGAAAATAATCAATATCACCTGTATCATTTTTGAAATAAATCCATCCATTAAAATCTATTTTATTTATACTACATATTAATTTTACTAATTCACTATCAGAAAATTCTTTTGATTTTCTTTCTACTCTTGTGGGTGTATTAGGTGATCCTATTTTACCTTTTGAATCTCTTTTAGGGTCATAATTACCAAGAGTTTGTGTTATTAATTCTGTAATACCAACTTTCCATCTTTTTTCAAAAAATTCTTTTTCAGTTGGATATTTTTTTTGCCTTATAGTAGATTCAATCCAACCTTTTTTCTCTACATTATAATCATTTAATAAATAAGGATTATCATCCAAATCTTCAATATTAAGATTTTTAAAGTATTTAAATAAAGCAATTATTGTATTTAAACTACTTATATCTAATAAAACAATATCTTTTATTATTTTAAATTGTAAATCTACACAATCATCATTATTCTTTTTACTAGTTCCATAACTTGCTGCCGTCTCTTTATCTGCAAAAAAATAGGATGATAAATATTTTAATATTTCATTAGTATCTTTTTTTTCAATATCAATATTTTTATTTTTTTCACTATTTGAATTAATTCCTTTCCAAATATAATATTGAGAAGGTATAATAAAAAATTCAAAATTTCCGTACTTTTTAATTTTTAAATCTTCTTTTTTAAAAAATTTATATAAATATTCCTTTTTATTTTTTAAATCAATATTACTTAAGTTTGGTGACAGAGATTCTTTAAATGATTTTATACTCTCCATTACTATTTATAATTAAATATAATTATTTAACTTCTCAAATATATCTCATAATAGTTTATACCAGTATATGGGATAATACCTATATATTTTTTAAGTTTTTTATGAGGTATATATCCTAATCCTTCAAAAGAACAATGATAAAAGTTTTTGGTAATATGTATTGATAAATTGGCTTGTGTAAGAATATCAAAATAGGTTGGATTAAACATAATATCACTAATAACATGAAAACCTCGAAAAAAAATTATAAATATAACAGGGCAATAATCAATAAATCTTGAAAACAAATAATTTTTAATACAATATGATATTGATGAATATGTAATATCATATATTTTAATATCTTCGTTGTCATCTTCGATTTTTTTAATAGATAATAACTCTATTAATTTATTCAAACTTCTAAACTTTGTTTCTAATAATTCTAATTCGTTTTCAACACTATCAACAACAAAACCTAAAATCATATCCATATTATCATCTGTTAATATGTCTAAATTACTTAACATAATTAATTAATAATTCTAATAAATTTTTAAATATATTTAAAAAAAGAGTAAATATAATAAATATAATAAATATAATAAATATAATAAATATACAATTAATTACAAATATATCTCATCATAATATTCATAGTATATAATTCTTGATTAAGCAATTTAAATGCATATGGCATTCTAACTTGTGCTATATCAGTATTATTTTTGCAGTTTTTACAGTTATAAATATTTTTATCTGTATTAACGTTTGCTTGCATTCCACAATATTTACATACAAATATACGATAATTGTCTGATACGTGTAACATTCTTTCTGCCAAGAAATTAGCTGTTCCATGTGCAATGAAACAATCTCTTTCCATTTCACCCAATCTTAAGCCACCAGAACGAGCACGACCTTCGCTTGGTTGTCTTGTTAACATAACAATAGGTCCATTTGATCCTCTTGAATGAACTTTATCAGTAACCATATGTTTAAGGCGTTGATAATAGGTTGGTCCAATAAATATTTCAGTTTTTATTTGTTCGCCTGTTCTACCATTATATAGAATTTCATTTCCATATCTTTCCATTCCTGACTGTTGTAATACTTTCGCAATATCTTCTACAGAACAATCATTATATGGTGTTGAATCACCATATGATCCAATATGACACCCTGCTTTACCCATAATACATTCCATTAACTGTGCAATTGTCATTCGCGATGGAATAGCATGAGGATTCATTATAATATCAGGGACAATACCATCTTTAGAAAATGGCATATCCTGATGTTTGTATGTCATCCCAATAGTACCTTTTTGTGCACTACAACTTGCGCATTTGTCACCTATTTCGGGCTTTCTATTTTTACGAATTTTAACTTTGCAGAATTTGTATCCATCACTATTAATTCCATTATAATTCATATCAACATATCCGTCGTCATTTGCTTTCATAACAAGACTATTATCATTATAAGTGATTACACCATTTACTTTTTTAGGCATTACTTTACCCACTAATACATCATTACCATTAACATAAGTATTTTTATCTACAAATCCATCACTATTTAGTTTAGAATATGAATATGGTTTTTTTGAAGATTTATTTTCAGGGTTAGTGAAAATTTCTTCTTCGCCCGTACTGTGATTTTTATTGCAAACATCTCTAACAGCTTTATAGTAAGTGCTCGTAAATAAACCTCTATCGAGTGCTGATTGATTAATCATAATACTATCTTCTTGATTAAATCCTGTATGTGTCATAATTGCTACAATAGCATTTACACCAGATGGTAATTTATGAGCCATTGTATATTTTGACAGTTTTGTATATACAAGAGATTTTTGAGGATAATTTAAAATATTACCCATTGTATCAATTCTTTTGTTGAAATTACTCGCATAAATACCTAGTGCCTGTTTACCCATAGCACATTGATAGCAATTTCGAGGGGATTGATTATGATCACTAAATGGGATGTTGACTCCAAGAATACCATTAATCAAACTAGGATGAATTTCACAATGTGTATAGTAAGGTGGAAGAGCGGTTCCTTTAATACCTTCACTTAGTTCACAAGGAAAAGTAGCAATCATTGAATTATTAACTTCATCACAATCCATATATTCGATAAATCCTTCTTCATCTAAATA